TAAAAAAGATAAATCTTTAAAATATATATCTTCATATAAATTATTATTAGTTTCTTTTGCTTCATCTGGATTAAGAATTTTAGTTCTTAATTTACCTTTAATAAATTCCTGATCAAATATAATCATTATAAAACATCCTGTATTAAATCATTTCCTATTTAATAATAGTTAATAAATTAAAAATAATACCTAAGTTTTAATTATAACTAACATATAATTGAACATATACTTGAATACTTAAAAGCTTTGAATAATACTTTAAATATGCTGATATTTTTTATTTCCTTATTATTGTGTTTTATATCAGTATATTATTTATCTTGCTGGGATCACTTCTATAGCGTCACTCATCTTTCACTTAGTCCCAGCAGGATTTTTTATTAGTTCTGTTCTATATATTTAATATGGAAAATAAACCTAAAAAAAGAAAAATACGTGTTAAAAAAAGAGTTATTTTAACTGAAGAAGTAAAAGAGTTCATTTTAGAGAAAATGCATGAGGGTATGGATATATCAAATATATCTAAAAAATATCCAGACAAAGTTCCTACAGCAGATAATATTTATAAGGCTTCGCTTAAAGATAAAGACTTTGAGAATAGAGTTAATGATGCTTATTCAGTATTACTTATGCGTAGGTTAGATGAACTTAACGATCTCATGGATGAGAATTGGTGTAAAGATCGATTAGGACAATTTGATGGTGATTATAAACTTGCATTTGAAGCTAGAAGAGCAAAATTAGATGTACTTAAATTTATATTAGGAAAGATGTCTCCTATTTTATCTAGAAGATTTCAAAAACAAGAAAGATTAGAAGTAACCGGATTAGAAGGTGCAGCATCAATATCAATAATAAATTATTATGCTGATAAAGAACCAGTAAATATTATTGAATCTAAAAAACAGGAATTAGAAGAGCATTAATGGAGTTAAGCCTCTTCGTATGGGGAAATACAAGAGAGGCTTATCCGCCATGAACTAAGGAATCTCTAGGATAACAAATTCGATATGCTCTATCAATAATCAGACGAACGGTGTATATCAACTGATATTCGGTAGTACCGTTTATCCACAATTTCTTTTGATAAGAATGTGGATAACTCTGTGGATAAACATACCTATCCCTGTGGATAAGCTGTTTATAATTTTTCCACTGCTAAATTAAATATCAATAATTGGTGAAAGGTCAAAATAATTATTATGTCATAAAAGAATATTATCTGAGATTAAATCGTTCGGTCAAACGAATTAAGAAGGAATACTTAGTAAGAAAATAGTATAAGGTTATAATACTTTATAACTTATTACTTTATTCCAAATGGTTTGCTTAAAAAGTTTTCTGCTTCTTTTATTTTTTCTAAACATTTATTATAGCTAAGAGAGTTTTTTTGTTTACTAATTATTAACTTAGAATATCTTCTTAATTTCTTTTCATAGAATTTTTTCTTTTTATTATAATAATCTATTTCTTTTTTAATGATGTCTTTACATTCTTCTAATAGATTCATTACTCTATTCCCAAAGTATTCAAGCTATCGCATAAATCATGATAAAGGTCATCGATAACTCCTTCCCAATCTGCGTTATCTGATTTTCCATATTTCCATAGAGATCTAAGTCGTTGCTGATGAGATTCTAAAGCGCAATAAATGTTTCTGGCATTAACAGCTAGTTTGATATCTACATTATTATCTGATTCAATAGTATATGTTTCCTTACACATAAGAATATTATAGATTAGATTTTATACTTAGTTAAATATTCATCGAGGCGTAAAAGTTCTTTAACAATAAGGCCCTCATGTCTGGTTAAAGTTTGGTTCTTGCCTAGATCTCTTAGCTTCATATAACTATCTAATCCATATAAGATAGGTTGAGAAGATACCATCAGAATATCCGGCATCTCTATGCTGACTTGTTCCTCATAAGATGGGGGAAGTTCTTCAGATTCTTCCCCTAGTGCTTGCTTTAATTTTGCCCTTCTACTTTCTAATGTTTGCTTTCTATCTTTTATTACTTTACGTAGCCCATCGTGGTCTGCTATAGCTCCGAAGTCCCCCCATAATAAGCGGTCTAAAATGCGTCTTACATAGTCTGGTGTGATGCCTGTAATCTTAGGAGGATTGCGATATAGCATTACTAGTTCGTTAAATCTCTCTCTCATTTCAACGCTATCTATAGCTAGATCATCTGCTGTTTCGAGACATTGCTTAGAGGTTAAACGATAGTTCCAATCTCCAAATATACCCTTACAGATAGCCATAGTTGACCATTCTGTAATAGCTGCTGTCGAATAACTGAATAGCCAGCCACTAAAAAACACCTTTGATGTAGCGTTAGTGAAAGAGCCTGTAAGGCCCAAGGAGGACATTAAATTTACAACCCACCCTCCATATCCAGTTGATATAAAAGGCATCGCTATGCCTAAAATAAGGGCTGCTGAGGTCATTATTATGTGGATGACATGCTCTGGGATTTTTCTTCCTCTGGATATTTGCTTAATATCATCTGCTATTTGGTATAGAGGATTAACTATGAATTTTAATGCTGTTGATTTAGATATTGTTTTTAGAATGTCGCTCATTGTTATTCTCAGTTTCTTATTATTTATTATTTTTAATTCTGATTGTATCAATATAATTCAATAAATCTTCAAATTCTTCAGCGAATTCATGAGTAACTGTATCACTTATTTTATTTAATCTTTTAATTAAATCCTCATATTTTGGAGACCTATATATACATTCTTTTTGAGTATAATTATAAGCATTTAATATCGCTCCATTTAAATAATGAAATAGCTTTGATTCAAGAGTAGATAAATTCATTGTTACTTTATCTAAGAAATCTTCAAAATCTGTTTCAGGAAGTATTCCTTTATCGAAATTAGTTTTCATGTTTTAGCTCTTAATTATTTTTTTATTTAGTTCGTTACTTATTTTTATACAAGAATGTTTAACTACTTCTGAGGTTAAGTTTCCAGCAAGTATATCATAAGCCATAAATATTCTATCATTATGTTCTAGGCTTCCTAATAATATAGCAACATCTCTTCCGCTTTCTTTGTTATACGATATATTATAAAGAAGCTGGGTTTCTTTGGAAGTATCAAACACCCATTTAATTCTGTTGTCTATATTATTTGCTATTTTTAACACAAAATCCTCTTGTTCTTGCTCTGTCATTTATTATCCTTAGATTCCCAGTTTAAATCTAAATCATCGCTTCCGCTTGATTTTATTTTTACTAATAAGTCAGTGCTTAATTGTTTTATAGAAAGTAATTTTTCTAGTGTTGGTTGATATCTTATGGAGTTATAATCATCTTCTTGAGAGATTAGATTACGACATTCCTGAATAGATTTATCTAATAAGCTTAAAAGTGCTGTTTCTAATTCTTCCATTTATATCTCCTAATGTGCGGTTAAGATAATATAATATTATAGTTAAACAACAAAGTAAATATTTTAATATGTTAACATAAATGTAATTATAATGGATTCTATGTATGTAAAAATATATAGATTGCATTTATGTACTTTTATTTAGCTTCTTCAGATTCCCGGTTTAAATCTAAATCATCGCTTCCGCTTGATCTTATTTCGGGGCAAGCTTCAGCTATAAGTCTCCAACCAATAGCTGTTCTTATTAGTTCTTTAGGACTTCTTTCCTGAAGTAAATGCTTATATTTAATTAGATTTTCTGGGATTATTTTAGGATATTTACAGTTATTTTGAATCCCTAATATAGTAGATACGATACTCATATCTTTACTAATTAAATAATTACATTCTTCAAGGTAATCTAGAACTATAGATTCATATTCATCTGATATTGAGTATTTCATATTGTATCCTTTTAATAAAGAATGCCATAGTTAATTAACAAAGTAAATACTTTAATATGTTAACATAAATGTAATTATGATGGATTCTATTAACAAATTATTTGTTACTTTAAGATTTTAGAAAGTTATGTTTATATTAAGATTATATTATTTTGATCGATTCTTTTAGCAAAAGTATAATGTGTATATACACGCGAAACTACACAATATATAGTGTAAGGTCGTTATAACTTTCCGGAAAGTGTACCTTATTGAGAAAGTTTATTTCGGCAGATACGTTAAATCAATAACTTAGATGGTGCTAGCGATTTATACCAATCATTATTTATAGGAAAGTTTAATTTGACCCCTGGGGTATTTTGGAGGGTAGGGCGCGGGTTTTGTGCGCGTGTCATTATTTATCATACTCCATCTACAAAAATCTAAAATTCAAGGTTTAAATATATACAGTTAAATAACTATATAGATTATTATCTATATTTAAGTGTATACTTAAGACATGTATATACTTTTCTGAAATTCGAGGTTTAAATATATACAGTTAAATAACTGGGGTATAATAGTGACACACTTGTTCGGCTTACTTTTTGTTGCGATAGGGTTATTAGGTTCTGTTGTGCTTATAATAAAACGTATAAATTTGCTTGAACGTTTAATCTGCAAATATATGGACATAACAGAGGATAAATTAAATAAGGTTTTTGAAATTAGGCCCACATTATATGAAACAGAACATCTGAGGAGAGAATTAAAAAGTATTAATTTTAAGATTAATATGCTTGAAGGGATGATAAACGATAAAACTTCAGTAGATGACGGGAAAGGTTCATCTTCTTTAATGGATTGGGATTAATCAACTACAAAAATCTAAAATTCACAGTTTAAATATATACAGTTAAATAACTGGGGGGATAATAATGATACACTCGTTCGGTTTACTTTTTGTTTCAGTGGGGTTCGCCCTTGCTATTATGTTCATAACAAAACGCATGAATTTAATTGAATGCTTACTTTATAAACATATCGAAGCATTAGAGATCATAGAAAAAATAATATATGAAGAGTATAAAGATAATTCCAACAAAGATGCCCGGCAATAAAATTAAAAATTATTTAATAATAATCTCCTGAATGAATACTTCATCACCCTGAAAGGGTAAATATTTAGAGTTTGTTGAAAGGTCAGCAGGAGTAAATTCATTAGATGGTTGAGCATAACTTCCTACTCCTATTTCTCTAAATACTGTAACCACAAGTTCGCTACAGAAAATAGAACTTAAATCCTCTTTATTATCTGAAAAGTAACTAACTATTTTATTTAATATAGGGATACTATACCACCATTTAGGGGCATCTATAGCGGATTTGAATAGTTCACTAAGATTTCTTTCATAAGATACTCCTATATAACGTTGAACAGTTTGTTCTAATTTTAATAATTGTTTTTTGGTTAGAGGTCTAGTTAATCTTCTTAAGGCAACAGTTCCATCATAAGTATTTAATATATCTTCAAGAAAGATGGTTCTTACTTTACCAGATAGGGAATAACCCACGCCAGACTTTAATAGAGAGCTTGTAGCTTCGAACAGGCATAGTTGCCCATTCCATTCAACAATCATCCCCACGTGCGTCCATTTGCTTCCTGTGAAGGTTTTAATTATTCTGCCGTACCAATCTGAGTTTGAGAATAATAATATATCCCCTGGTTTTAAATTTAAATCATGTAAAGATTGTTGGGTAAATGTCATTTTGATAACTCTCTGTTGTGATTGTAATAAAAAAAGGAATGAATATGTATTTGGCTTAACACCCAATCCTATAGCTTCAAAACATATACTAAATATTAATAGAGTCAATTTTAGTTTAGTTAGATAGCTTTTAGGCATACTATAAAATATCTATTACTCTTAAAATAAAAGGAGGCGATATGATTATAGTGCACTTATTTAATAAGCTTAAGAATAATTTGATTAGAGATGATTTTGATATTTCAGATATTCTGGGTGCGGCTATGTTGATATTAGTTATTTCTATGATTGTGGGAACTTTTTTTTAGGGGATTTCTCTCTATACTTTCCAGACCATCTGGATATTCCCTTTCTTAATAACGTAGTTAATATTATTGTTATTGATCCCCTTTTACCCTACGGCCTAGGACTTTTACGTTCCAGCAAGTTTAATCTTAAGGGAGAGGAAGGTTGACCAACGGGGCTTCACACTTTAGAGTTCTAATAAGGAGTATAGCAAAATCCTTTCTAAGTTTGTCAAGCGATTTTTCCGACAAACGGTAATTTTTTTCAATATTTCCGACAAACGGTATATCTTAACTAAATAACTATTGACATATAAAATATGTTAGTTATAATTAAAACTTAGATATTATTTTCGTAGGGGGTAGTCACGAATGAAGTTAATTTCTTTTATTATTATTTGTTTATTATCTAATAATTCTTTTGCAGAACAAGGTCATATTTATTGGATAAAGACATATAATAAAACTAATAAATCTGATCAAAGTTTATGTTTATTTTCTAAAACAAAAAATAACTTTACATTTACTATTTCGATAGGAACAAAGAAAATAGGATTATTATTTAAACAAAATTTTTAATTTCGACTATAGTTAAAAGGACTGAAGCATGGAAGCTTTAATATGCCTATATATGAATTTATTTGTCCTAAGTGTAATAAATTAGAAGAACATTATTTAAATCAAAAAGATTTAGATAACACCCATCTTATATGTAATAAGTGTGAAATTCCTTTAGAAATAAAAATATCAGTATCTCATATTAATTCATCCAAAAGAAAACAAGAACCAATTATCCCCATTAATTTAGTAGATATAAACAAGGACGGTTCTTTCAAAATAACCTCAACATCAAGAGATCCAATACCAATTTAAATGAGCAGAATAATTATATCACAAGCAAAAACGATAGCAGAACTATCTAAACTAGCAGCATTAGAAGAAGCAGGAGACGATATATTATATGTATCGAAATTTGGAAAATCAGGAATATTAACAGCAAATGTTCAAGAATCAGTATGGAGCGTAGGAGGAGATAGAACATTATTATTTACCTCTCAAACAATATCAATCGTATCAACAAGTGGAGAAGATGATTCAACAGGTACTGGAGCACAAGTAATTCTCATACAAGGATTAGATGGTAATTACGATATTCTACAAGAAACAATAATAATGGATGGAACAACCCCAGTATTAACAACTAATAAATTTTTAAGAATAGAAAGAATGGTAGTACTAGCTGCAGGATCTAATCATTCTAATGTAGGAACTATAACTGCAACAGAAACTGGGGGATCTACAATTCAAGCAAGAATAGAGATTGGTAGATCACAAACCCAAATGGCAATGATTACAATACCTAGAGGATATACAGGTTTAACAACTATGTCTTTAATTTCCTGTCATAGATCATCTGGAACAGGAGTTAAAAGAGGTGAGTTAGAAGTTGTTGCTACAACGAGTACTCAAGTTGAGATTAGATTACAAACATTTGGAATGGTTAATGACGGAACTAGTACATTCTTTGGTGAATATAATCTACCATTTGTAACACCAGAAAAAACAGAAGCACATTATTCTTTTACTGCTGAATCATCTGGAACCTATTGTTCTGTTGTTTTTAATATTCTTTTTGTGAAAGGAAATTGGAATACTAACGATAATACTTTATTTTAATGTCTAATCAATCAATAAACATTCCCTATAATTTTATACCCAGAAATTATCAACTAGAACTTTTTAGAGCATTAGATGGACAACAGGGAAAACCAGAAACTAGAAAAAGAAGAGCAATTCTTCGCTGGCACAGAAGAGCTGGAAAAGATAAGTGTTGTTGGTGTTATTTATTGAAAGAAGCCGCTCAAGTTACAGGAAATTATTTTTATATATTCCCAACTAAAACCATGAGCAGACAAGCATTATGGGAAAACATAGATAAAGATGGATTTAAATTATTAAATCATTTACCAAAAGAATTTATTACAAGATTAAGTAATCAAGAAATGTTAATAGAACTTGTTAACAAGTCTACTATTAGAGTATTGGGATATGATAAAGATCCAGATTCTATTAGAGGGGTAGCATGTAAAGGAGCTGTATTTTCAGAGGTAGCATTTTCCGATCCAGAATCTTATAAAACAATGATGCCTGCATTAAGAGAATCTAAAGGATGGGCAATATTTAATTCTACACCTAACGGAAGAAATCATTTTTATGATCTCTGGCAAAATGCTTATAACTCAGAAAATTGGTTTGCTAGTTTGTTACAAACATGCTGGCCTAATAAACCAGGATATAGTGGAATATTATCCCCAGAAGAAATAGCTTCAATACAAAATGAAGAGGGATTAACACAAGATGAAATAGAGAGAGAATTTGGAGTAAGCTTTTCTTCTGGAACTCAAGGGGCTTATTATATGAATTCTATAGAATCAGCTTATAATTCTGGAAGAATTTCTGATTTTGTTTATGATGATACTTTAAAGGTAGATACATTTTGGGATTTGGGGATAGATGATTCAACCGCAGTTTGGTTTAGACAGCGTAAAGGAAATAAATTAATTTTCATTGATTATTATGAAGAATCGGGAAAAGACCTCCAGCATTTTGTTAGGATGCTCGAATCAAAAGGATATAATTATGAAACTCATTATTTACCTCATGATGCAGGACATCGTTCTATTCAAACTGGAGGTTCAACAGCAGATTTATTAGAAGATTTATTAAGAGCTACCGATATATCAGATGATATAGTTCTTTTAAACAAACTTCCAGTACAAAGTGGAATAAATGCAGTAAGAGCAAGATTCAGCAGATATTGTTTTGATATAAACAAATGTGCTGAGGGATTAAAGAAATTAGAACTTTATCATAAGAGATGGGATAAAAGGAGATCTGTTTTTTTAAAAGAACCAATGCACGACAGCAACTCTCATGCAGCTGATGCCCTAAGAATGGAAGCAATTTCTGAAGACCTGCGAAATGACGAATTTTATACTATAAATAATATAAAAGTTGAGATGAATTATGACATATTTGCATGAAGCCATAGCTCTAATCTTATTTTTTGTTGTAGGTTTTTTATATGTAATGAAATATAAAAATATTTATTTATATGAAAGAATACAAGTTTTTTTAATTGGTATAGGAATTGGTATAGGGATATTAGATTTATTATGTATATAAATAAAATAATAGTATATTTTATTGCTATTGTTCATACTTTATTAATATTTTTAAATATTATTTCTATTCCTTTAATGATAATTAATGAACCCATTTGGATAAAGATACCTTTAATAACTTGTTTGGTATCTCCAGTTTTGGGAGGATCTTATTGTATATTCAATCGAATTGAAAATTATTATAGGGAAAAAGCTAATATGCCACAAATAACAGATAGGCTAGATGATATATTTAAAATATTTATCAAGCCCAGGGAGATAAAATAATGACAGGAGTTATAGCACCAGTAACATCCTTTTTAGCAAAAACTTCTACCGGCTCTCTTTTGTCAAATATAGGAAGTATTGTTGGAATAGCATCAGGTGTCAGTAATATTCTTGGAGGAGCTTCTTATGCTCCTGAAATATCATATACACCAGCACCAGCATTACCGGAAACAACAACACCTGTCGAAGCTCCTAAGGTTGCAACAGAACCCGAAGAAGTTCAACAAAAAGAAATAACAACTGAAGAAGAAGCAAGACAAAGAGCTTTAAGAAGAAAAAGGGTAAGCCAGCAAAATTTAACCATGTTAAATACATTAGATAATCAACCATCTTCTGTTTTAACCAAAAGTTTATTTGGAGAATAATATGTCAAACGTTGGAACATCAGCATTTAAATTTTTTACCGATCCTTTTGAACAGGCTTATAGAGAAAAGGGATGGATTGTAAATAACCCAGGCCAAACTACTATGTATGTAACGGAACCGGAAAAAAAACCTTTAATATCTTCATCAACTAGGAAAAAAGAAAAGGAAGAGGAAGAAACTAGAACTGCTTATGGAAAACAAGAAAGCAGAACAGGAAGATTAACTAGAACTATATTAGGGAGATAAAATATGGGAGGAGGAGGAGGATTTTTAAGTGCAATACCTATTGTAGGAGATTTATTGGCACCCGATATACCAGAAATGCCTACATATCAACCTCCAGTACAACAAGTTGTAACTGGAGCACAAGAAGTTATACCAGAAAAAACAAAACCTGCTACAGCAGAACCGGAGAAAAGAGTAGAGGAAAGAACAACTGGGGCAACAAGAAGAAGAGCTGCTTCTAGGAGCAGAACTATTCTTTCTGATTCTTCTACTAAACAATCTATATTAGGATAAGAAATGAATTTAGATATTGATAGATTGATTAGAAGATCTGATTATCTCTTCAGTACACCTGAGAGATATAACTCTGAAACTATGTGGGCTGAAATAACTGAATTCATGTTAAATAATCAAACCACAAATAATTATAAAACTGCTATTTTTTCTGGAGATGTGTTTAGTTCTTTAACAGCATCATCAGCAGCACCGGGTTCTAAAAAGACTAGACGCTTATATGATTCAACAGCACTTCAATGTGTACAGGATTTAGCTTCAGCATTTCAAGGAACTTTAACTAATCCAGTAACAATTTGGTCTAGATTAAGATACAAAGATGAAGTATTAAATAATAGCGAAGAAGCTAATATATGGTTAGATAAAAGTAATATCGTTATGCACAACATGTTTAATGAATCTAATTTTAATACAGAGATAGCCAAAGCATATCAATCTTATGTATCTATAGCGAACATGGCAATGCTTCATGAAGAAACCTATGATGAAAATACAGGCTTATTTTCTGGATTTAATTTTACTGCATTACATATGTCTAGAATAGCTTGGACTGAAAATAGATTTGGTATAGTTGATACTATATTTAGAAAATTTGAATTAACAGCTAGACAAGCTTTTAATAGGTGGGGTGAAGAAGTTCATGATGGTATATTAAAATGCTTAGAACAAGAACCAGATAAATCATTTTCTTTTCTTCATTGTATATTTCCTAGAGATAGAAGTAATATAATATTAGATGAATTAGGGTTAGCTCCAGGATCTAAAAGACCGATAGCTAGCATTTATATAGATATATCAAATAAAAAAATAGTTGAAGATTCTGGTTATTATGAAATGCCTGTATATGCTTCTAGATATGGATTGGCTCCTGGAGAAGTATATGGAAGAGGTCCTGGGCATTTATCTTTACCTGATGTTAGAACTTTAAATCAATTAAAAATGAGAGGATTAGAAGCGATAGATCTCCAAGTAAGACCTCCTTTGTTCGCTAATCAAAGAGATGTTTTTGGACAATTAAATTTACGTCCTGGTGGAGTATCTATTGTTAAAAGTCATGCTGGCATTAGAGAATTTATTTCACAAGCAAGAAATGATATATTAAATTTTAATGTTGAAGATTTAAGAAATTCAATAAGAAGTATATTTCATTTAGACAAACTTTTGTTACCTCCTAGAACTGAAACTGGAGAAATGACAGCTTATGAAGTTTCTCAAAGAATAGAACAAATGCAACGCGTTTTAGGACCTACATTATCTAGACTTAATAATGAATTTTTAAATCCTCTTATAATTAGATCATTTAAAATTTTATTAAGAGCGGGAGCATTACCAGAAGTTCCACAGATAGTAAGAGATAGAGGAATTGATATAGAAATATCTTTTGTGAATCAATTGGCTAGAGCTCAACAAATACAAGATGTAACAACAATTCAACAATGGATACAAGGCTTAGCGGGTATTGCTCAATTTAATCCTGCTGTTTTAGATTTAATTAATGTAGATGGAATAGCTAAACATACAGCTAAAGTTTTAGGAGTTCCTGAGGAGGCTGTACAAAATGAGGATACAGTAACAGCAATTAGACAACAAAGAGCACAAGCACAACAACAAGCCTCTCAATTAGAAAGTATGGTAAAAGGAGCTGATGTCGCTTCTAAATTAAATATGTCAGCAGCATAGGTTTGTATGAAAAATAAAAATTCACTTGAAGTATATAAAGAATATAGAAAAGCTTTAAAAGAAATATATAATTCTCCACAAGGCAAAATAATTTTTGATTATTTAGAAAAGGTTTATGTTGAGGCTAGTTGTTTTGATAGGGATACAAATACTCTTGTTTATAGATTAGCTAATAAAGAATTAATACAACATTTAATATATGAAGCTACTACTAAATTTGAAGATACAAAGGAATCTAATTTAGAAAATGAATACGGATATGTTTAATTAAGGAGAAAATTTATGTCTGATGGAACAGCTGTTATTGCTCAGGAAACTCAACAAGTTGAATCTCCCGCTATAACCAACTCTCAACCTTTAGAATTTGTAGAAACATTAAATGAAGATTTAAGAAGCCAGGGCAATCTTAAAGATTTTAAAGACGTAAACCAATTGGCAAAAAGCTATGTTGAGCTACAAAGAATGGTGGGTAATTCAGTACGAATCCCACCCGCCGATGCATCTCAAGAAGCAAAACAAGATTTTTATAATAAGATAAAAAGTTTAGACGATGTAATAATAAAGGGTGGTGAAGATTTCTATCAGAAAATAGGTAGACCTGAATCTTTTGATAAATATCAATTAGATGATATGGCTTCAGATGACTTCAAAAACAAATATTCTGTAGATATAGAGCACTTTAAAAAAACTGCATTCGATTTGGGTTTAACAAATGAGCAGGCCAGAATAGCAGCCTCTCAGCATTTAAAGGCAATAGAACAACAAGAGAAATCATTAGAAGCTAATAGATTAAATACAGAACAAGAATTAAAAAAAGCTTGGGGTCATGATTATGATAATAGAATTAATGCTGCAAAACAAGCTGTAGATATATTTAAAACTAAATATGGTGATAGTGTTGAACATTTAATTAATAGTGATGCTGGCAATAATCCTGCTCTTATTAGAATGTTAAGTGATATGGCAGAAATATATAAAGAAAGAAGTCATGCTGGAACATCTAGTATGCAATTCAATATGACACCAGAATTAGCTGCCCAGAAGATAGCTGACAAAAGGGCTGATTCTGGATTTATGAAAGCTTATCATGATGATATGCATCCAGGTCATGCTAAAGCAGTTGAAGATATGTCAAGATTATATGCTTTAGTTAATAGTTAATTTGTATTTATTTATTTTTTATACTATATAAAAACTATGATTCTAACTTTGCTCAGAATCCCGGACAAGGCTGGCTGCCCCCGCTAAATGACGCTGCTTGACCCATAAGCTATATGGTAGAACAGTGACCCCATTTTTGGATAAGTCGTTCGAAAACAAATAAGACACGTTTTATTTTAAGGAGAGCGACATGACTGCTACAATTAGTACAGCATTTATTAATCAATTTTCAGACAACTTATATAGTTTAGTAGAACAAAAAGGTTCTAAGCTTCGCCCAGCCATGAAAATAGAAATGGCTAAAGGTGAAAAACATTTCTTTGATAGATTAGGTTCTTTTACTGCAACCGAAATTACTTCCCGTTTAGAGGATACTGTAATGCAAGACCCTGCACACAGCAGACGTATGGCTACAGTTGCAAGATATGGAGCAACAACATATTTGGACAATATAGATAAATTAAAGCTGCTTATAGACCCAACTAGTGATTATGCTATGAAATTAGCAAGAGGCCAAGGCAGAAATTTAGATGATGTTATTTTAGCTGCAATGCTAGGAACTGCTGCTACTGGACAAACAGGAAGTGGTTCACAGGCTTTTGATGCTAATCAACAAATAGCTCATGGTTCTACAGGATTTTCTGTAGCTAAATTTAATCAAGCTTTACGTTTAATGGAATCAAACGAGGTTGATGTTGATGGCATTAGAATATATTTAGCAGCAGGAGCAAGAGCTGTTGAAGATTTATTTGGTGAAAATGATATCGTAAGTTTTGATTTCCAAAATACTAAAGCTTTATCAGATGGCAAGCTTCCAATGTTTCGTGGTGTAAATATTATAAGAACTCAACGCATTCCTGATCAAACATCTGGTTCTGTTTATCGTTGCTTATTGTTTACTGAAGACACAATGAAGGTTGCTATGAACCAAGATATTGAGGTTAAAGTTGGCGAGCGCATGGATAAAAACTGGGCATTACAAATTTCAACCTACATGCAATATGGTGCAGTACGCATGGAAGAGGAACAAGTAGTAGATATTTTATATCAATAATTATTTTTAATCGGAGAGTGATAATAAAGCTCTCCCATATAAAGGAGAAAACAAATGACTGCAACTACAGTTTATTCAGAAGCAGTAACCAATCTTATAGCAGATCCTATTGTTATATTAGATAGAAAAAAAGGACGTCTTAAAACTATTATTGATCAAGATGAAGTAGCTACCACTTCTATAGATGAAGCAGGAGACGTTACATTATTTTGTCCAATACCATCTAATGCAGTAATTCTATCTGTTCTAGTAAAAAATGATGATTTAGATACTAATGCAACAGAAACTCTAGATTTAAATTGGGGTTTATATTATTCAGGAATTGGTGGGAATCAATATATAACAGGCAAAACATTAGGAACCGCAATAGACGCGGATTGTTTTGCGGCAGATAGTGCTTTGTTTGAAGACGCTAATACAACTTGGGTAGATGTTAGAAATGCTACTGATGATATTGCCGATATAGATTTAGAAGCATGGCAAGTAGCTGGATTAACCTCAGACCCAGGCGGTCTATTTTTAATAGGCATGACTGTTGGAACTAATGCAGCTGCAACAGCGCAAGCAGGAACAGTTGTTGTAAGAGTTGATTATATTTAATTTAGAAGCGAATTACCCGCCACGCCTCTTAATAATGCGAACCAAGGCGGGGTTTTTAAGGAGATAAAATGGCTTTGGAAAGAGAAATAAATGTAGATCATCTTGAGATAGATGGTACAGAAATAACTGCTACTGCTTCTGAAATAAATGCATTAGATGGATTAACTGCATCTTATGATGAATTAAATATTTTAGATGGAGTAACAGCTACAGCAACAGAAATTAATTATTTAGATATAGCCACTTTAGGAACAGGAGCAGCTTCTAAAGCAGTAGTTTTAGATGCAGGTGAAGACTATACGTGGCCTACTGCTGGTAGATTAACCTATGGCGGAACAGCGATTACAGCTACTGGAGCAGAAGTTAATTATTTAGATATAGCAACTTTAGGCACAGGAGCAGCTTCTAAAGCTGTAGTGTTAGATGCAGGAGAAGATTATACATGGCCTGCAAGTGGTGTTTTAACCTATGGTGGAACAGGTATTACAGCTACGGGAGCAGAAATTAATTATTTAGATATAGCAACCTTAGGAACAGGAGCTGCCTCTAAAGCAGTAGTATTAGATGCAGGGGAAGACTATACGTGGCCAGCTACTGGGGTTTTAACCTATGGTGGCGGAGCAATAAATGCAACAGGTGCAGAAATAACTAGAGCTTGTGATCTTTCAGCCAGATTAGTTTCTTTAACTGCTACAGCATCTATTACTGAAGCAGCACATGAAGGTAGAGATATGTATATTACTGGAACTGCTTTAGCTACATATACATTACCAGAAGCAACAGGAAGTGGAGGCAGATATAGATTTATTATCGGAGAAGTAAATACCAATAATACAGTTATTACAACCGCTGACGCTACTAACTGTAGTTTTTATGGTAGTGTAAATATTTTAGATAAAGACGCAGCAGCACAAGCCGCTTATGCGCCAGCAGCTACAGATGAATTAATTACTTTAAACGGAACTACTACTGGAGGACAGATAGGAGATTTTATAGAAGTATTAGATATTGCTACTGATAAGTGGATGGTGTTTGGACAATTAACAGTTCCAACAGGATCTAATCCTGCAACTCCTTTTAGTGGAGCATAAAAAACATACCCAGTTATTTCAAGGCTTGGAGGCTAAATTTTAATTATTAATAACTGGGTATATTTATCAGGGAGGATAAAACCATCGCATCAAAAGTTCAAATATGTAATATGGCCCTGAGTAAATTAGGAGCTAATACTATAGTTTCATTAACTGATGGAACTTCAGAAGCTATTTTATGTAATACATTTTTTGAGGATTTAGCTAAAAGAGTAATGGTTCAAGGTTCTTGGACTAGTACTATTAAAAGAGCTGCATTAGCCCAAACTACGAATACTCCTACATATGATTATTCATATGAATATCAATTACCTGTGGGGCCTAAATGTTTAAAAGTTTTAGATATAGATGAAGAAGTTCCAGGAACTATAGATTATAGAATAGAGGGCGATAAACTTTTAACTGATGAATCTTCTATTAATATTAGATATATAGGGTATCTAACCACTACAGAGGATTATGGTGTTTTGTTAACTGAGGCTATAGAAACTTTATTAGCTTCATATCTTGCTTTGCCTTTAACTGGTAATGCTCAATTATCACAAGCATTAAAACAAGAATACATTGAGATATTAAATAATAATTTAGCTGTTGATGGACAACAAGGAGAAAAACAAACTGTTTCTATTACCGATTTAATAGAGGTTAGATAATGCCCAGAAATTCTGATAATGAAAAGATAATTAATCAGGTTTCATTTACTGGGGGGGAAATATCTCCTAAATTATATTATAGAATTGATACTAGTGAATTTGAGAAATCTCTTAGAATAGCAACAAATTGCCTTCCTTTACCGCAAGGGCCTATAAGAAGAAGAAATGGAACTCAATATATAGCAGATGTTAAAACACATTCTGCAACTGTGAAATTAATACGATATCAATATAATCAAGATACAGCATTTATATTAGAATTCGGGAATTTATATATTAGATTTTATGTTGATAATGGGCAAGTACAATCTGGGGGAAGTCCATATGAAATAGTTACTCCATATACTACTGCTCAATTATCCCAAATTGAATATATTCAAAATGGTAATATAATGTATTTAACTCATCCATCTCATGCTCCTAGAATATTAATTAGGTATGCTGATGATGATTGGGAATTAGATATTTTAGATTTATATCCAGAACCTACATATGAAGCTGGATATTCACCTTCGGCAACCTTAACTCCTGCTGCTATTACTGGAACTGGAATTAATTTTACTGCTAGTGCTGCTAGTTTTTTAGGAGCTGATGTAGGAAGACAGATAGTTAATAATGCAGATGGAGAAACTGGAAGAGCAGCTATTATATCGATAACAAGTTCTACTGTTGCTGTATGCGATATATTGGAAAATTTTACTGATACTAATGCTATTGCCTCAGGGGATTGGGTAATGGACTTAAGCCCAATTGCAGATTTAGAAATAGATGGCGTTCAAGCAGGTTCAATAGCGAATATAAGAAGCGAATATCCTTCAGGAACTTTAGGTAATAGATTAACTATTACTGGAATAACTTCCGCAGATCCAGCGGTTGTTACGTCCGCATCACATGGTTTATCTAATGGACAACAAGTTCAAATAGATGATGTTGTGGGAATGACTGAAATAAACGATAGTACATTTACAGTAAATAATGTTGCTGCAAATACTTTTGAATTAAAAGATGAGGATAGTTCTTCTTATGTTACATATAGTTCTGGCGGAATAGCTAGAAGAGTATTTACTGGGGAAAGTATTAATGCTTTTCGCTCAGCTGATGTAGGTAAATATCTCTTAATGAATGGTGGTGTATGTAAAATAATTAGTGTGAATGCTGCAAATGATATAGATGTAGAAATATTAAAGAGTTTAAATTCAGATGATATTACTGGTGATTGGACTTTAGAAACAGCTACATGGGATGCAACAAGAGGATATCCAAGAGCAATAGGTTTCTATGAACAACGTTTAATTTTTGGGGGAACAATTGCACAACCTCAAACAATTTGGATGTCCGAATCTGGAATATTTGATGGTTTTGGTGTAGGGCCTGATGATGAAGATGCTATTGAAATTGATTTAGTATCAAATGAAGTTAATCAGATTAATTGGATAGCTTCTGGACGAGATTTAGTTATCGGGACTAGTGGTGGGGAAATAACAGTTGATAGTAGTTCTGTTTCAGGTCTTACTCCTTCTACAGCTAGGCAACAACCTAGAACATATCATGGTAGTAAAATACAACAAATAGTACAAATAAAAGATGAAATATTATTTATTCAAGGTTCTGAAAGAAAAATTAGAACTTTTAGATATAATTTTGATGTAGATAATTATACTGGAGAAGATTTAACTTTTCTTATTGAACATTTAACTCCAGAAGGTATTACTGAAATTGCATATTCTCAAGAACCAGATAGCATATTATATGCAGTAACTGGAGATGGAAACTTATTAGCTGGTGTATATGATAGAATTAAAAAGGTATTGGGATGGTCTAAGATAACAACGGATGGTTATTATGAGAATGTTCAGACAATAACCAGTGGAGAACAAGACCAGGTTTGGGTTGTTGTTCAAAGAAAAGTAAATGGAAGTACTGTAAGATATATAGAAATTTTTGATAATTCAGATGGAACAGGTGATACAGATGGATTTAGTGATAGTTATTTAACATTATCTAATGCTTTAACTATTACAGGAATAACCAATGCAAATCCCGCTGTTGTCACATCTGCATCTCACGGATTATCTAATGGTGATTTGGTTATTATAAAAGATTTAGAAGATCCTTTGTCCGGGGATTTAGATTCCGATAAGACAAACTTAAGTTCTATAAATCAAAATACTTATACAGTAGCTGGAGTAGCCACTAATACGTTTCAATTATCTGGATTAAATACTACAAACTATAACGCTTATGGTTCTGGAGGAAATGCTTATAAAAAGGTTACAAGTATTTCTGGTTTAGATCATTTAGAAGGGAAAACAGTTCAAGTAAAAGTAGACGGTGCTGTTCATCCCAATGAAACAGTATCAAGCGGAGCAATAACTTTAGATTATCCTGCGGGCGAGGTTACAGTCGGATTATCTTATTCTACTGAAATATCTATGTTAAATATAGAATATGATATTGGTTTAGGTAGCATGCAAGGACAAAGAGCTAGATGGGTTCGTCCTATTGTATATGTTTATAAATCTGGATATCCCTTAGTTAATAATGAATTCAAACCTTCCAGGGATGGCACAATGAAGATGGGTCAAAAAGTTCCTTTATTCAGCGGTTATATTGAATATGCTGGATTAAAATGGGATAACACAACAGCTTTAACTTTTACTTTATCAGATCCAATTCCATTACAGATAAGTGGTATAACAGGATTAATTAATGCGGGGATTAAATAGGAAATTGGTATGACTGATTTATTAAAATCATTAACAAGTTTTTCTGATAAATATTCAGCTCCTATTCAAAGCTTTATGAATTTAGGAAGTCAATTCGAAGCTTTAAATATTAAAAAAAGTGCGGCGCAATCTCAAATAAATAGTTTAAGTATGGCTGGTGATACTCAATATATAGGGGGAATATTATCCGCTGAAGGATATAGGAAAAGTAAAACTAGTGTAGCAAGTGCAACAGCATATAATTTAATTCAAGATAATTTAAATGTACAACGAGAAATGCAGTCATTGAGCAGACAATTTCAAAGAACGATAGGAGAACAAATAGTTTCTACAGCTGCACAAGGAATTTCATTATCCAGTAAATCTGCTTTAATGTTAAGAAATGAAACAGTAAATGTTTATGATGAAGCTTTATTACAATTAAAACTTTCCGCAGAAAATAATATAAGAAATAGATTATATGAATCTAAGCTTAAGCAAACTGAATTAGAACAACAAGCTCGTGCTTCAGAATATCAAGCAAAATTAGCTAGAGTAAATGCGGCAAATAGAATAGCAGAAATAGAAGCTACATCCGCATTTCAAGAAAAACAAACAACTAGTAGTTTATTTAAAAATGTTCCTACAGTTTTAAGACAAATATCTGAGGTAAGAAAAAAATAATGGCTAAAATAGTTAGAGCAAATGACATAACTTTAAATAATCAATCGAGAATTGATATAAGCACTGCTGCTAGAGAAGGCTCAGGACTTATAGCTCAAGGTTATTTAGCTCAGCAAACGGCTGATGTTGAATTACAGAAAAGACAATATTCTATTAATCAACAAATTAGTGACACAATAGATTCAGAAACTCAAAAGATTTTTAATGAATCAAAGTCAGCATATCAAGCTTCTACATTGATGGATAAGATGAATGCTGCTACTGAAAGTTTTGTTAGAGGAAAATTAAATAGATATAAAACCACTGTAGATGATAAAGGCAATTATACTTATCAATCATTGCCTAAAGATATAGAGAATATAGGTAACACTATATTACAGAATACTTTAAAAGAAATAAATGACCCGGAAGTAGCACAACAATTTCAACTAAGATTTAAAGGTTATATTTCAAATCAAAAGATTTCTGCTTTACAAGAAGCAACAAAACAACAAATGGTTGTTGGTTTAGAATCTTTAGATAAAGGATTGGGAACCATAATAAATCAAGCCTCACAAGATAATATAGGCCAAATGAATACTTATTATAATCAAGGTATTCAATCTTTAAAAGATGCTTTAGTTGGTGGAATAATAAGTAAGCCTGATTATGAACAAAAAGCAGAACAATTCAGATTAATATTAAAAGATAAAGTATTAAGAAATGCTATAAATGTAGACAGGAATACTGCTGCACAAGCTTTAAATAAGCCTGCTACTGAATTGGGAATAACTGAAGATGAGAAAGCTAAATATAAAAAATTATTAGATACTACTTTAAAATCAGACCAGATAGCAGTTAAAAAAGCAGAAGAGTTACAAGCAATAGATCGCTCAACTGAAGAAGCTTCTATTATAGAAGATTTAACAGCAAGAATGAAAGCAGATGTTTTAAGAGAAGATGAGCTTTTAGCGTTTGATGGGCTTATTTCTCCTAATAAATTTTCTCAAATGAAAACAGAATATGTTAAACAAGCTAAACAAAGAGAAGCTGAAAGACAACATCTTGCTGGATTAGCTTCAAGATTAAGGGAAGGAGATAATTTAAATAATGTTTCTAGCGGGGATATTGATAATATATATAATCATATGCTTGAACAAAGAGCGCATATAACAAAAAGTCAACCTACTCTTTCTGAGCAAGCAGAAATAGCAGCTTTAATTCCTCAACCAGTTAGAGAATTCGCAACAAATTTAAATACTAATGTGAAGCAAGGTTCTATTAAAAATGCTACTGAAATATTAGCTGCATATACATATATCAAAGATAGAAACAAACCTAGCTTAGCTAGAAATTTTGATGCTGATGCTACAGCTGTTATGGAATATACAGAAATGCTGGTTAATAAAGGAGGAGTTTCTGCTGAAGATGCTTTAGTTCAAGCCAGAGAAAAAGTATTTAATTCTTCTAATGAACTACAGAGAGATTTATTGAAAGATTTTGATACTAATACTGAATGGTCTGAAGATTTTAAATTAGCTAATATTCAAGAAACCGCAGCATCGGAACTCGGTATTAAAACTGGAATATATGGATTTAGAAGTAATAATATTTCTCAAGCAATAGCCTATGATTATAAAAATTTTGTTAGAGAAGGTTATAGGAAATTAGGAGATATTGAATCTGCTAAAAATTATGCTAAGCAAATAATGAACAGAAGATATGGGAAATCTAAAATAACTGGAGAAACCCAATATATGTTAAATCCTCCAGAAAAAATATGGGGGGAAGATAAGAGTGAAGATTTAAGAAATATTTTATTAGAAGATATAACTCCTTTAATTGAACAAAAAGTTTTTTCTCAGATTGGCATATCCGATGATAAAAAAAATATTATGGATATAGTTTTAAATTCTATTAATATACATTCAGATGATAAGACTTCTAATTTAATGACATTCAAATTAAATGAGAAAGGAGAAATAATTAACGAACAAACACCAACATGGACTGTTACTTATATAGATCCAGTTACAGGATTAATAACTCCCGTACTTAATCCAGAAACAGGACAAATAAAAAGATGGTCGCCAGTAGGGAGTACTTATTATGATACGAAAAGAGCGAAATTATTATCAGAAGCAACAGCAAAAGCAGAAAGAGAAAAAGAAAATAGAGCTACACAAACCCAAGCTCAAAGGGAATTAGAAGAGATGTCTATTAAACCAGGATTAATATAATGCCTCTTATAGATGAAGATGTTTTATTAAGCAATACAACGGCATCTACTTTAGCTAGATATGTACCGGAAGATGAGGCTAGAAAGATGGCTGAAAGTAAACCTACTTTCGGAGAAACAACAGCTGCTTTTTTCAAATTAGAAAATCCTATATTTAATGTTACTAAAGAATGGTTAGCGCCTCAAGTTAGTGGAGAAGTTGATCCTGATTTTGATCCTATTTCTAGATTAGAAAAAGAGCGTCCAGATTTATTTGATGAATATGCTATGGATTTTTCGGAAGCTGTTAATGAAGAAGAATATAATAGAAAGATGCTTAATGTTGATTTTGAATTAGAACAGAAAGATATATTAAGAAGGTCTTCTACTTTATCTGTTTTAGCGTCCGGATTAATAGATGGAATTGTTGATCCTTTTACTTTAATACCTGCTGTAAAAGTAGTTAAGAATGGAATGCTTGCCGGCAGAGTATTAAAAAGTGCAGGAACAGGAGCAGCATTAGGAGCAGGAACAGCAGGATTAAGCGAAGGAATATTGCAGGCTACTCAAGAAACTAGAACTATAGAAGAATCCAGAAATGCAATGATTATTCAAACTTTAATGGGAAGTTTATTAGGAGCTGGAGCTGGAGTTCTATCAAATAATCCAGCAGCAAGTGAATTTGCTGTAGCATTGGAACATGCTTTAGATGGCAGTGATGTAAATTTTAAAATAACTAAAGACGGTAAAGCTATGGATGTAGATAGTTCTACTTATGGTAGTGGATCTGTTGGAGCAGCAGAAATAAATAAAGCAGCTTTATATAAAACAGGTTTAATTAGAATTAATAAAAAAGCAACATCATTGACAGCAGGCCCAGATTTTCTAAAAGCCCCAGATTTAAGAGCAGCTGAAAGTGAATCCTTTACTTTAAATCAATTAGGAGCTGTATTTTATAATTCTAATTATCAAAGAGAAGGCCATTTATATGGGATGTCCACTGGGGCAAATGCTCAAAATGCTATTTATAGAAGAGATAATCTAGCCTTTAATACTATAAATGAAGTAGATAAATTATATTTACAACATACTGGAACAGGAGCTCTTAGGTCAGGAATTAGACAACTAAGACCAGAAGGAAAATTATCTTCTAGGGATTTTTCAAGAAGAATATTTACTGCCTTAACTTCAAGAGATTATGTTGACGCAATACCTGAAGTAAATAAAGCAGCCAAATTAATTAGAAAAGATATGGACGGAGTAGTTAAAGAACTACAAGGAATGAATTTAATATCAAAAGATTTAGATCCAGAATTTATCAAAACATATATGACTAGAGTTTATGACTTAGATAAATTAACCATTCCAGCAAATAGACTTAAATTTATATCTAAGGTAGGAAATTGGGTAAAAAATCATAATAAAGATGGAACAATAAGAAAAGCTCCTATAGATAATGATGTAGCAGAAGAAATAGCAGAAGGGATTTTAAAAAAGATAAAAGGAGAAACGGACCAACAAATAGCGTTACAAGGTTTATTAGAAGGATTTATTTCCAAAGGAAAGTTTTTAAAGGAAAGACAATTATTAATTCCTGATTCTGAAATACAAGAATTTTTAGTAGATGATGCAGTGATGCTTTATCAAAACTATATGAGAAAAACTACGAGATTAATTGAAACACAAAAAGCATTAAATAAATATGGCAGTATTTTAGGTAAACAAGAAGGAGAGAATACTACTATTGTTGATGTATTAGGAGCAATTCAAAAAGAATCACAAAAAGCAATAAGTGAAATATCAGATCCTAAACAGCAATTAAAGAAATCTAAATATTACGAAAAACAAGAACAGTTAGCATCTGATATGTATAGATCACTTTTAGGCCAAATAACTAAACCAGGAGAAGGCTCAAGAGTAGTAAAAGAATTATTAGCATATCAATATATAACTAGACTTGGAGGAGTATTAATATCTTCTATATCAGAACCCGCTATGTTTGTTTATAGAGCAGGTTTAGCTAGAACATTTAGAGATTTCATAATACCTACAATTAGAAGTTTAAAAACTGCGAAATTAACTAAAGATAAGATGGCTGATTTATCTGGTAGTTATGAAATAGCAAACAGTAGAATATTAAGAGCATTAGGTGGAATAGATGAATTAGACCAGTTAGGTAGAAATAGATCTATATATGAACAAGGTAGAGATGTTGCTTTAGATTTTTTTACTAAAGCTACAGGTATAGCTCATTGGACTACAGGAGAAAGACGAATAGCTTCTCAAATGGCATCTGCTGATATTATTAGAACAATAATAAAAGGGCCTAAAGGCAAAGACATACAACGATTGGCTACCTTAGGTATAGATAAATCTAAATATAAAATGTTAAAAGAAACATTCGAAACAAAAGGATACGTAGACTATTATAAAGGTAGTTATATTCCGAATAGAGAACTTTGGGATAATCTTGAAGCTAAAGAGATATTTGATAATGCAGTTCAAAATGAAATAGAAAGTATGGTTTTAAAACCTGGAATAGAAGCTTTACCTTTTTTAGTTCAAAAACATGGAGTAGGTAGAATTTTATTTCAATATAAAACATTTATGAATGCAGCGTCTCATAGAATAACTATATCAGGATTACAAAGAAGAGACGCTCAAGTTCTTCAAGGGCTTATAGGTTTAACTATTGGGGGAATGATATCAGATCAATTATATAGAATGATTAAAGGAGATGATACTGAGAAACCTTTAGATGAATTGATATTAGCAGGTATAAGTAGAAGCGGATGGATGGGATTAATTGGAACAGCAACATTAGATATAGGTTCCCAATTAGCTAATAAAAATCGTAGAAGATATGCCGATAGAAGTTTAGAAGGACAATTATTAGGACCTTCTGTGGGAACCGTTAGAGACATAGGGGCTTTAATGAGCAGGCTATCGGATGGAGATGTAAATAAAAAAGATATAAAAGCAGCATTAAAATTTATACCTTTTAATAATTTATTTTATATAAGGATGTTAACAGATAGAGCACTATCAGACTAAGGGATAAGACATGACGATTGATACAATATATGAACCGGATATTTATAATGGGGATGATTCTACAGATACATTTCCTATAACTTTTGCGTATTTATCTACATCTACATATATTAAAGTTAGTATTAGAGATACAGATGAAGTATTAACTGAGAAAACTGCTGGTACACATTATAATGTTACAAGCGATAATGTTGTATTTACAGCTGGAAATATACCAGCAACAGGCGAAACAGTAATTATAGAATTAGATCCAAACTTTAAACAAGAGAGTGATTATGCAGAAAATGATACTTTCCCTGCTGAAACATTAGAAGATGATTTAGATAAATTATGTTTAGAAGTTCAATTATTATTAGACCAAAGTAATAGGTCTATAAAAGTAGATGCAGATGTTGATGTTGATACATTAGACCTAGAAGATTATATAAATAATGCATTTGATTTAGATATTACAGAACATTGGACTACAGCAACATCTTCTTTATCTAATGCCTTGAGATTCGATGAGGCTACAGATAATGGAACTAATTATGTAAAGATACAATCTCCTACTAGCGTATCATCAAATGTTACCTTTACATTGCCTGGAGCAGATGGAAGTAATGGACAAATACTTTCTACTAATGGTTCTGGAGTTTTAAGTTTTATAGCTGCTAGCAGCTTACCTGCGGGCGGAACAGCAGGACAAATATTAATATCAGATGGAGCGGGAGGAGGAAGTTGGAGCGATAGTACAGAAAGCGATACTTGGACACCTACTTTAAATAGTACTAATAGTAATTGCACCCTTACTCCTAATACAGGTTTAGGTATTTATACTAAAGTAGGAAATATAGTAATAGCTAGTGGATATATTACTGTAACTTTTAGTGGAGGTGCAACAGGAACGGGTAATACAGTTATAGCTAATCTACCTTTTGCTTCTTCAAATACTTCAGGAAATTTTACATCATGCTCTGTATCAGGATATGCTGATCCTGGAACTGTACTTCAAGTAACAAGCGGACTTATTCCTGCTGGATCAAGTTATATAATAATTTATGGTAAAGAAAATTGGGATGATTTTCCTATACCTTTACCTATAGCAACTTTTGCCTCCGGCATAGGTAATACATTAATTTTATATTTTACAGCAACATACATAGCTTAATTGAGGAGAAAATAAAATGGCATTAACTAAAGAAAGAGTATTAGATAAAATAGAAATAGTTCAAGGCGTAATGATGCAAATTAGATATAAAGATATAGTTAAAGAAGATGGTAAAGAAATAGCTTCTTCTTATTTTAGAGAAGTTATAGGACCTTTAGATAGTAAAGAAGGTAAGCACTTAACTATTCAATCTATAGCTAATATATTACATACACCAGAAGTTGTAGCTCAATATCAAGCTGAAGCAGAAGCAAGATTAATATCTAATTAAACATGGAGGTTTAAATGGCTGCACCAACATTAAGTATAACTAAGCTTTCTGAAAATGATCGCTACGTTATTTTAAGAGCAAATATAGGAGAAGGAGGAACAGTAGATGCTTCTAATTTAGTGCTCGCTACTGCTTCAGATTATACAACAATATTAACTGCTTATTCTTTAAGTATTAATAGAGTTTGGTATAGCTTAGATGGATTCTCCGTTAATTTAAAATTTGAAGCAGATACTCCAGTAAAGGCTATTACTTTAACAGGAAATGGTTCTTATGATTTAGCAGAAATAGATGGTATAAAAAACCCAGGTACAGCAGGAAGCACAGGAAATATATTATTAGATACAATAGGGATAGCTGATACTGGGAATCCAGGCAGCATCATAATAGAAATGAGAAAAGTTTTAGAGGATGAAAGCGGGGGAGATTTAGATGCCGCTGGTTCATCTAGTACTTTTACTCCTGAAGTTCCAGAAGTAAGTGGGGGATTAATTATAGGTGGAAATTCCGCTGCTGCTGGATATATATCTTTAAAAGAAGATTCAGATAATGGAACTGATAGTGTAACAATACAAGCTGCTGCCGCTATGGCTGCTGACTTTACTTTAACGCTACCTAACGCTGACGGCACTACCGGGCAAGCATTAAAGACAGATGGAAGCGGGAATTTAGGCTGGGTATCGGTTCAATCACTAGACGCTTCTTTAACAGATTTAGCAGGAAGGTGGAGCGTTGCTGATGCAGATGGTCCATCTAGTTTAGAGTTTTTAGAGGATACCGATAATGGTGTTCATAAAGCTACTGTAGCTGCACCAGCTTCTTTAACAGGAGATGTGGCTATTACGCTGCCTAGTGCAACTGGAACCGTTCTAACCGATACAGATATAGGGTCTAGCGTACAAGCATATGATGCTGACACTGCTAAATATGATGATGCTACAGCTAACTTTACTGGAACTCTGCAAAACGGCGGTAGCAATGTTGTAGTTGATACAGATATAGGTTCAAGTGTTCAAGCATATAATGCTAACTTAGCAGACTTAGCCACCAATTATACAGCTGCATCTGCGAGTGGGGCTGCGTCTTTAAAATTATATGAAGATACAGATAACGGTACAGATAGTATAACTATACAAGCTCCAGCAACATTAGCAGGCGATGTAACATTAACGCTGCCTACTACTGATGGTGACGCAGACCAAGTATTAAAAACTGACGGTAGCGGTAACTTATCTTGGGTTGACCAATCAGGAGGAGGTTTAGATGAATGGACGGCAGCATCAGGTTCAGGCGGATCACTTTTAAAGTTCTATGAAGATACAGACGGCGGAACAAACTACATTGCCCTACAAGGGCCTGATACAGCAGCAGCAGATGTAACATTTAAATTGCCTAATGCTGATGGTTCAGCAAATCAAATATTAAAAACAGATGGATCAGGTACCTTAAGTTGGACTGATAATACTGCAGGAGATTCAGCAGAAACAGGGTATTGGACACCAGGATATGTAGATGGTACAGCTTCTAACCCAGGAAATGGTGTATTTACATATGATACTGGAACATGGACGCAAAAAGGTCATTATATAAGAGTAGGAGATATAGTAACTTGCGTGTTTGAATTAGGAACAGATTCAGTATCAGGAGCAGATGGTTCCTATGTTAAACTTACAGGACTTCCTTATACCATTAAGAAAGCTACTGCTGTAGGAGGAGAAGGAAATGGTGTAGGTCTTGGTTCAATAGTTTCTTATAACTGGACTACTCAAGGACCAACTAGAATTCATTATCAAGGAACAGCAGCATATTTAGTATATGATAACGGAGCTTCTTTTGGCAATATAGCCCCCGCGAATTTAAATACAGGTGCTAATGCTAATGTATGCTGGGGAACATTAATTTATACTACGGATGACGCATAATATGACGCAACCTACTTTGACGACAAGAACTTTAGCTGAAACAAGAAAACATGTTGTTGTATCTGCAACTATAGAAGGAGGAGATGAAGATTTATCTCCTACTATATTAATTGATTTCTCGGAATTAACAGCTAATTTAAGTGGAACAAATAATAAATTATCAATTCAGGAAGTTGATTGGGCAGCTGATACTTGCTCTATTAGAATTTTATTTGATGCTGATACAGATGATACAGGAATTATATTATCCAGAAATGGTAAATATAATTTGAAACCTATCTTAGGAATAGTAGACCCGCAATCAACTGGATACACAGGGGATATACTTATTGCTACAACTGGATATGCATCTAATTCTACAGCTAGTTTAATTATAAGGTGCTTAAAATTATGATAGTAAAACAAGGTAATAAATGGCAGGTGCAGTCTAAAGAAGGAAAGAATTTAGGTTCATATCATTCTCGCGCTGAAGCTGTTAAGAGGCTTCAACAAGTTGAATGGTTTAAACATCATTCAGGAAAGAAATAAAGTTCTTTCTTCTAATCTTCTTTTTGTTAAACCCTTAGATGTTTTACCATCTATTTTTACCCAATCTAAAAAATGATTGGCAGCTTTATTAATTTCTCCTTTATTTAATTGCTTGATAAGAGTTGAATTTTTAAATGCTGTTTTTCCTATATTAAAAGAAAGAGAAACCAAAGCATCAAATTGATTTTGATTTAATTGTATTGTAGATTTAATACAATCTTTTATATTTAATTCGAAATCTTTAATATCTTCTAATAAGAAAGCATTTGCTTCTTCAATCGATATAATAGAATTCTCTTTTATATCTGGTCCTGTATGACCATATCCTATAGTCCAATTATTACTTGAACATAAATAAGCTTTCAAAGAAAAGCCTTCAAATTTTTTTATTATATTTATTCCTCTAATACTTGTTTGCATTAATGAATCCTATATTTTGAACATTCGAATAATAAAGAATATAATATTTGAACTTCTTGTGAACTATCATCTATTAATGATAATCTACATAAAAGTCTTTCTGTTATATTCCTTATTTTATCTGGAAACATTTCTGATACTTTACATATTATTTTTAGTAAAGTGATTCTATCTTCTGTATCTTTACACCAAGTATCTAATAATAAATATTCTATTTTATCTTCATCAATATCTAATAGAGGATTTATATGTACATCTTTTCTATAAGCTTCCTTTATTATATCGGATATAAAATATAATTGTTGATCTATCATTTTTATATTTCCTCTATATGTACAAAAATAGAATCTTTTAATTTTGCTTCTGGATTATGAACTCTAGTTATATTAATTTTATCTATTAAACAATCATCTTTATAAACACCAGCATATTGAAGAGCATCTAAAGTAGCTTTTAATAAATTATCTATATCTCTTCTTCTATTATCAGGGGGATAGACTATCAGTTTAACAGCTAAGTTGCTTAACTTGCAGGTTACATTTCCTACAATAGTTTTAACTTCTTCTCTAAATTCTTTTCCTCTTTTTCCTACAATCATTCGGGCTTTATTGCCCATCGGAATAAGCTTCCAGTAATGATTAATAGAAGGTGGAAAAGGAAGAATGGCATAAAAAGGTTCTGTTCTTTGTTCCATATTTCATCTATCTAATTATTTATTTATAATAAGTATAGATAAAAAAAGAGCTTATAGGTTTATTTATAAGCTCAAAAGATAAGGGCCAAGGAGGTCGGAGTATAAGCCCTTATTTAATCTTTCCAAAAATCTTTAAATCTAGTTGAAGATATTTCCGTATAACGTACAGTATGTTGAATATTTCTATGTCCTAAATAATATTGAATGCTACGAGTATCTTGCCCATCATTTGCTAATTTAAATCCAGTTGAATGTCTTAACATATGAGGATGAACTGATATATCAAGTTCTGCTTGCTTACCAGCTCGCGCTACAATTTTTCTAAATGTTGAATCTGTTATTGGAGTTTGACGCTCGGTCATAAAAACATATTCACTATCAGGATATTTACGCTTTACTGCACGTAGAGCTCTTAAATCAGGCCCGAAAAGAGGATGAGTACTAGCTACTCCATTCTTAATACGTGTAACATGTAATAATCCTTGTTGTAAATCTATCTGTGACCACTTTAATGCTATTAATTCTGATACTCTAAGCCCATGACGATATGCAATTAAAATCATAGCGGCATCACGTTGTCCATATCTACCATTTTGTTTTGCAGCAGCAATTAATTTATCAACTTCCTTAGGAGTTAAATATTCTCGAGTACGATACTCTTTATTTTTAACTCTTTTAGGTTTTATATTATTTTTTAGCATCATTACCGCCTTTATGTTCACTTCCTGTATAAGTTAACAATAATATTACCCAGAAGATTAAACCTACTACAGGGGCATTAGCACTACTAGCACCACATACAATGAATAAAGTTATGAGTATCCACTTCCCTACTTCACCACAACCAGAGTTCATCTCCTGCTGGTTTTGTTTAGCGTCATCACTATCATCCTGAATACCCATTATCTCGTTGTAGTCTCTCTTACTCATAATACACCTCCACTTTTATTTATTATTGATTCTTCATCATATTAAGTTCCTTCTTAATTTGTTCTTCTATATAAGCTAATCCTGATTCTCTTAGAGTTTGATTACTTAAACCAATTTTTCGTTCTTCAAAATTCATTAATATTAATTCCAAGAACTTTATTTCTCTTTCTCTTTCTTTTTCAGTTAATTGAGTATTCATTTTGTACCTCCTCTTTTATTTATTCTTCTACCTTAATTATAGTATTTCATACTTCTAACTAAATTACAATTGGAAGTACACGAGAAAGGCATATTTCAGACGAACGGTATATAACTAATGATGAAAGGTAATGTTAATGTATTTTTGTTGTATTTACTCTAAGCATTGTTTCTAGTTGATGGGTTTGTTTTCTGTTAACTCTAAACTTTTTATTGGATGATATAGTGTCCCAAAAGCGTTTAATTTCACTAAATATTATGTCATCTATATTCTTATTTCTCTTTAGTGAAAATACAATTAAAGGAAGATTTAGCTCTTTTGAATATTGAGTAAGATTAGTAGAAAGAATAGATAGCAAACCATAACTATTATCAGTGCATATTAATTGTGTATATAATTGAATTAAATAATTTGCTGGTGGCCAGTTATTCCATTTTAATACATTTATTGGATTAGAGCTTTTGCATTCTAATATAGTATCTTGATTATATGCATCGGGAGTAGCACCAAGAGTTTCATCTTCATTAATAAAGAATGTTTTTCCTTTATCATCTTCATATAATTTAAAATCAGTTCCTAATATTATATTTGTAGCTTTAACTACATCAGGTTCTAACATATTACCTATAACTATATATGAAATATGAGATATAGATTTTGAATTTTTCTTTTCTATAAGCATTTCTTTTACCGATGTATAGGGATTTAATCCTAATATTATTCCCATATCTGTAGCCGTAATAACTTTAGACCTAAGTTTAAGCCATTTTTCTTCCGTGTTTACTTTTAATTCTTTAAACATCTTTATTATTCTTTGAGATAATTTTATTTTTCTTGTCTTTTTTATTAAGACAATCCAGACATATAGTAGTATAGTGCGGACCTAAAGTTTTTACTTTTATTAGAAAATTTTTTTGTTGTCCACATTTAGCACACAATATTTCTTCTTTCTTATTTTTATTAGTATTGCTTTTTATATGTCCTGATGATCCTACTTTTAGTAGATCTTTTAATGCTGTAGATAACATGCGCAATACCCCCTTAAATTATATTTATTATATAATTATATTGTTTCATAAAACTAACTAAAAGTCAAGTTATCATATATAGAGGATATAACTTTTTCTATATGTTCTTCTTGTATTAAAGCGTGTATAGTATGCTTTTTTTTATCATCGAAAAGACTATTAAAAATATTATTTATTTCTATTAACTCTTCACTTAATAGAAATTTGTTTTTTTTGAATTCTTCTAATATAAAATTCTTTTTTTCTTCTATACTTAAATTTGGTTTAGTACTCATTTAAAAAACAATTAGTTAAATAAAAACATTATCACGCTTCTAATAAAAATAAAATTGTATATACAATCTATTGGGGATATAACATGAAAAGGATTTTCTATAACTTATTTAAATTTAATTGGGAAATAATATTATTGATATTTTTATTTTTATTATTAATTCAAAATGCTATAGATGCCCAAGATAAAAATAATAACTCAAAAGAAATAAATAAAATAGAAGCTGCTCATAGGTCAAGGCCTTATATAGGTATAGAAGCAGGCTTTATTTCAGAAATGTTAAATCCTTTATATTCTTTTGATGCCTTTAGAAAAGGATATGGAGTTGGGTTACATCAAAAAAATCCTATGTTATATGGTCTTTTCTTAGGTAAGAATCTAAATGATTTTATTAGTTTAGAAATAGGATATGAAACCCAACATAAAAATGAAAGAGTAATAGAATTAGGGGCAGGAGATACTTTGCCCGGAAGAATAATAATTCCTGCAAATAATAGCATAATAATTAAAACAATAGATCGCACAGAATATTGGAATGCCGGACTTAAATTTAAAATTAAAGATTATGAAAATAATAAACTTATTTTATGGGGTAAAGCTGGAATGTCTTATGCTCAGATAAGAGCTAGTCAAGAGATTTTAGCTGATGAACATGGAATTCTACCTCCTCAAGATAGAAGAGATTTAACCAGAACTTTTAAAAGTAAGAAATTAATTCCTTCTGCTCAATTAGGATTTGATTATTCTTTATCTAAAAATTTGGCTATGAGAATTTTTTGTGGCTTTAAAAATTTAAAATTATTAAAAGCTAAACCAAAAGAAAGACCTACAGGAGAAAGCGAAATTAAATTAAAAGATAGTATACAACTTTCTTTAGGCTTAACTTATATTATATAACTTGTTTAAACTTTTCTCTGCACTTACTGCATTTGTTTTCTTGTTCTTTAAGCAAATAAATATAAGATGTTATTTCATCATCCCAATAGCAATATAAATATTTTCTTTTACATATTCGGCATTCTCTATAAATTGCGGTATTAAAATTATCGGAATCAAATTCTAAAAATTCTAATCTAGAAGAATAAATCATAAGTATACTCATATTTAATTATAATTATTATATTTTATCGTAATTAAATATTTTAATTCAAGTAGTTTTATTTAATATTTGGTCTTTAATATGTCCTAATGAAATTCCTAATTGGAATAAAGAGTTACAATTAAATTTAATTTTAATTGTACATACATGTGAATTAACAGTAGGAATACTAATATTTAATTTATTAGAAATGTCTTTAAATTTCATTCCTTTAGCTAAATAAGATATTATTATTAATTCTTTCTCTGTTAAATAATTATCTATTCCATTAACAGTAATATATGTTCTAAATTTATTTGCTTTATTACTCATTCGTTTAAATGTATTATTTGCTCCATCCAGAAGTAATAGGCTTATTATCAGGAAAATTAGTTATGTTTGATTCTGTTTGATTTATTTTTAAATCTAAAGCATTTATTAAAAAATCAATATAAATAAATATAGTTTTATCTGAATTAGTTTTAATAGTACTGTTTAAGAGTAAAACGCAAGAACCTATAAGCATATTTAAAAACTTTTCTGTTTTATCTTTATAAGATTTTTCTCCTAATTCATGAAATTCTTTATTACACCAACCTATTATTAATTCCATGATAGGATTAAAATCATTATATAAAAAATTATTCTGTTTTTTTTCTATATCTAAAAGCAATGAAGAAACAAATCTACCTAAACTTTGTGGTTCATCTGCATAACTTTTTATTCTTATATCAGTTTTATAAAAATCTTTTATTTCTTTAGTTAATTCTTCTCTGGGAAGACCTAAAAATAATTTAATAAAAGATTGTAATCTAAGTTTATTATTTTTACTTTCTGTTTCTATTTTAATTAAATCTAATTTTAATTTAGAAAATCTTATTTTTAATACATCTTGTATCATTGATTCTTTAGTTTTAAAATAATAATAAACATTTCCTAAAGGAACTTCTGCAAGATATGCTATATCAGATAAAGACATACCGTTAATTCCTCTTTCCGCTAATAATATATCAGTTGCTGTTAATAATCTTTCTCTTTTATTATTTCTATTCGACACGAACACTCCTGCTTAATATAGTTTACCATTAAAGTTTGCTTTCTCTTCTTCTGATAATAAATAATACATTCTAGTTGACATTGCCCACCACCCAATTATAAGCTTTATTAAATCTTTTTTATCACGAGAAGAAATAATTTTTCTATATTTATTCAACACCTTCTCATCAATATACATGAAGTTTTTATTTTCTTCTAGATTTTCTTCAATTCTTAATAATGGCGATAATATTTGTATGTCATCATATAAAAGTTTTTCGCATTTAAGCATATATTGTAAAGCAATATCTTCATCATCTACATAAACAACATTATCTTTCATTTTTAATGCCCTGTAAAATGAATTAAACTTTCATCTACTGTGTTTAAAAGGTTAATAAATTTTGGTTTATCTAAAGCTATTTCTATATTTTCTAATGTAGACCCATATAAAAAATTTATTAATTGTATTTGCCTTAAATATTCTGTAAAAATAAATTTTGTATCAGAGACTTTATGCTCTCCAATTGCAATAGATAAGGCACTATTATACGCTTGTCCATGAAGCATTCCTATCTTATATGGATCTGATGTATAATACTTTAGACCTTTTATTGACCAAGTATCTGTATTTTTAGATGAAAATCGTTTTACTTCTGATTTATTTGTTACCATTTATAATTTCCCTAAAGCTTTATGTAATATAACATACCAAATTTATATAATCTACTTTTATTATAGTGTATTATCTCGATTTAATAACATTAGAATGAGGTTCAATCCAATATATTTTACTCCATTCTGTTTTACTTTTATCCCAACAATTATTAAATCCAGCTTCACATGCAAACCTAGATTCAGGAAATATTGATTGCATAGACCTAAGCATTATAGATGCTTTCTCTTCTATTAAATCATACATTTGAGGACATTCTTTAACTTCACTTAGTATTTCATCATGAATCATAGCTTGAGGAATAAGTAAATCAGTATCACCAAATCTTTCCATTACTTTTATAGTAGCTTTCTTAGCCCCTATAGCAGATCCAGATTGCATTAATATACCATTGCAGAATTGAGTATATGTACACCAATCTCTTTTAAATCCTTCTATTTCAAAAGAATACATTGGCTCAGTTTTCCATTCCCCAAACTCATTTTTAATTTGCTTTGTTTTTCCTGTTAAAAAATCTTTATGACCTTCATTTAAAAAATATTTTAAATCAGGATATAAAGAAAACATTTCATCTTTTAATGCAACTAGCTCATCATATACTAATTCAAATAAATTCTTTGCTACTTGTCGAATTCTAACGGGATATCCTTTTTTCTTTAGAATCATCATTTTACCTTGCAAATATTCTTCTTTCTTTGCTTTAGATAAAACTTTTAATTTAGGAAATATCTCATATCGAGATAATACTATTCTCATAGTGTCGTATCCTATGCCCCCAGGAAAACCGAGATTTATAGGTTTAGCTAATTGTCTATATTGTTTATAAAGATTTTCTTTTTTATGTTGAACAAAAGATTCATATGTTTCATTAACCCCTTCTTTCATATTCATAAATCTATATGCCAGCATGCTATGAGGGTCTATAGGCTCATATCCTTGATTTAAGATATCAAGCATATTTCTTTTGCCTGTTATTTTATATAATTGATAAGCAGTACAAGCTAATTCTAATCCGGAATAATCTATAGTACATATCTTATAACCTGGTCTTGGAATAAAACAATTTCTTATATCCCAAGTAATCATATAATCTCTCTAATTTCTCTAGGCATTTGTTGGATATTTACAGAAGCAAAATTATCAGATGTAAAACTAGAAGTTCTTCCTGATGACACAACAGCATTATATTGTGTACGTATGTAAGGAGTAGCTTTTTTTAATCGAGAAGTAAATGCTGTTAAAACTTTCTCTACACTCATGATATTTAAAAAAGAATTAAGGAGTGAATATAAATAATCATTTTTTGATATTAATGTTAAATAATGGTTTAAATCCTCATTAGAAGTCGATATAGAGCCTTTTGCAGTATATCTTATATTAGGTAGTTTCTTTTTTAATAAAGCCTTAAAGGCTTTCATATTGCGTTTTAATCCTTTTTTATCTTGGATTAATATTTCATGTTTTTGAAGTATTTCTTTATGAACTGATATTTGATTTTTTAGTTCCTCTTCTATTGTGGATACTCTGGTCTGTTCTATAAGTATTCCGGTAGAACCCATTCTATTTAAATAATAATCTGCTGAAACTGATAAACTTATATCTATATCGGCCTCTAAAAGTTGGTTCTTATAAATATCATAAGCATATATTGAATCATATTTAGCATAGTTTATCGCTTCTTTTGGCCAATCACATAGAGGTACATTTTCTAATTCATGATATCTTAAACGCCAAGCATTAGGATTTTTTTTATCTTCCGAAATATCTATATTAAAATATTTAAGCACTAATGCTGCTAAATTAAAAATACCTATAGGATGTTTTCTTACACAATCTAACAATTGTTCATATATTTTGGTACATATAATTTTTTTATTATTTAATTTTTTATATAAAA